ATTTAAAAATATGGCCTGCACCTGAGAACAGCACAGATGTAATTATTTATGACGCTTTGACCAGAATACAGGACGCTGACACAGCTGCAAATACTTTAGAGGTGCCTTTTCGTTTTTACCCTTGTTTAACAGCAGGCTTGGCTTATTATTTATCTATGAAGAAAAATCCACAGCTTACACAAATGTTAAAAGTTATTTATGAAGAAGAGTTTCAAAGAGCCATGGGTGAAGACAGAGATAGATCCAGCTTTACAGTTACACCTGAATATCAATATTTTAGGAGTAATTGATGGGCAGATTTGCTTCAGGTAAACATTCATTTGGCATATCAGATAGATCTGGTATGAGATATAGATTAAGAGACATGAAACTTGAATGGAACGGATCATTGGTAGGTCCAGATGAATATGAAAGAAAACATCCGCAGTTAGGCCCATTTAATGTCCCAGTGGACGGTCAAGCAATTA